ACTTTTAACCAGCAGGCGCCTCTGACATTATTGATGTCATTAGTACCTAAAGGCCAAGTTCTTTACAGTTTTGATCTTTCTGCCGCGACTGATCGATTACCTATAGACGTTCAATCAGACATACTGAATGTGCTATCCGATGGTCTTGGGACACTTTGGAGAAATCTCCTTAATATACCTTGATCATACGGAAGAGCTACGTTCACATATGCTGTTGGACAACCAATGGGTGCTTATTCATCGTGGGGAATGCTTGCCTTAACTCACCACATATTGGTAAGAGTGGCTGCGATTTCCGTAGGTGTTTATGATTTTCAACTTTACTGTATACTTGGGGACGACGTCGTGATTGCTCATGACCAAGTCGCTCAGGCTTACAGAACTTTGATGACTAACTTAGGAGTTTCAATAAACTTATCCAAATCTGTAATCTCAAAAGATTTTGCAGAATTTGCGAAAATGTTTATTGGACCTGTTGTTGGTATAATGACTCCAATCGGACCTGGTCTTATTTTAAGATCAATCCGATATAGATATTATGCCGCATCGTTACTTGTCGAAGCTTACAGATTGAATATTATTTCATCTATAGAAGGACTGCTAGCTCTGATACTAGATGTCAAAGTCCGAGTAGGACCAAGACATGCCGTAGACAGTTTGTGGGCGTGTTTCGGCTTGAATTCCGCGTTATTGAACATGAGTCAAGTAGCAGTCGAAATGACTATCTCTTGATGTTTCTCAGTTCGGGCGGATCAAGTTGCTATCCTCAGATATTGTATCTGAAATGCTTTATTGCAAATCAGAATCGATAAATGAAGAGAAACACATGAACAGTTAGTACAAGAGTTAGCCAGATTCCTTTTGGAATTCTGGAGAACTCAAGTTTCTAAAACTGCCCCACTCAGATTGCTAGAATTCTGACTGAAATTTGTTGGCCCTGGGTTTTGAGTATATGTTAGATCTTACCGATTTGACATTGTCAAGTACGCTACTACTTCACCACATATCGCGGGTGGAGGAACGTGAGCTGACATTCAAAAACTTGTAGAATTAGACGATCAGATCAATGTAACAACGATTGATTGAAGATCTAAAGCTGCGGTGAAAGAAAGTAGAGAAAGAGCTCAAATATTTATGCGAGCTTTTGATCAATCATGGTCTGACGTTATTGACGACAGACACATGAGCGATCACTCACAATATTAGTTGAGATCTCTCTTCTCCCTATACGCCATTCATTTTAGAATGATAAGCATGTTCCAGTCCCGAGATATTTAGATTCCACAGCGTGTACTACGTGCAATTCGTAGGTCTAAATATTCTACAGATCCAAG